GCTATCTGGACTCCCTTCTGTCTCGGGAAGACTTTAAGAGTGGCGTTTCAGAAACTATGGCTCGCGAGACACAAATACTTCTCCTCAGATCCGGCAGAAGATCGTCAATACGCCGACTGAATCAGATGGAGTGGATCTTGTCTGTGGAGGACGGTGAGCCTTCCAGCGCGGAGGTTATCGTGTCTGTTGAGCAGCTTTCTGGCACGCAGGTGCTTTACGATTATCATTTGCCTCAGGGGCATAGGTTTGTAGCTAATGGATTCGTGCAGCACAATTCGATTCCCGAAGAAATCTATCAGAATGTGGTCCGAGGCTTTGCCTCGGTGAGTGCCGATCCTGCGTCAGGCGTTCGGCATCAGGCCCGAGTTCGGCTTCTGAAAAAGCTTGGATACTGGTCGGAAGATGACGACAGAGCCGAGGCTAAGATTTTACGATCTAACCAAAATGTCATTTCGGGCACGGCCTACTATGCATTCAATCATTTCTACAAGACTTGGAAGACATATAAGGCATTCATTGAAAGCTGCGGCGACAGGAAAAAGCTGGAAGTGATCTTCGATGGACCCGTTCCGGAGGGTTTTGATCATCGCGACTTCTCAATCATACGTATCCCAGTAGATTTGCTGCCTAAGGGGTTCATGGATGAGAAGCAGGTCAGTTCTGCGCGGGCAACGCTTTCCAAAAGCAACTACATGATTGAGTTTGGAGCGTCGTTTGCCACCGATTCTGAAGGTTTTTTTAAGCGAACATTGATTGAGTCGTGTGTGGCTCGCCATCAGAACGGCGTGATTCATGACGGAGAGATGGTTTATTTCACGGCTAGCCTTATGGGTGAAGATGTTACGCACATCATGGCGGTTGACCCGGCCTCTGAGCGCGATCATTTTTCTGTCGTCGTTCTGGCTCTGTATCCTAGCCACCGCAGGCTCGTATATTGCTGGACGACCAATCGCAAGGCGCACAAGGAAAGACTGAAGCGCGGAACAGTCAAGGAACAAAACTTCTATGCGTTTTGCGCCCGGAAACTGCGGGAACTGATGGTGTCGTTTCCAAATGTTGAGCGAATATGCATCGACTCCCAGGGCGGCGGTGTCACTGTAGAAGAGTCGCTGCATGACATAGAGAAACTTAAAGAGGGCGAACAGCCCATTTGGAGAATGGCTGATCCAGATCCCAAAAAATCTAAGGATTCGGACGGAAAACCAGGGCTACATATTGTAGACATGGTTAATTTCGCCGACGGGCGATGGCTGGTGGATGCTAACCACGGCCTTCGCAAAGATCTTGAAGATCGCGTTCTTCTGTTTCCCGCATTCGACACAGCAATGTTGGGTTTGGCATACGAAGAAGACAAAGAAACCGGGCGTATTGTTACGCGCGACGACGAAGAAGTGTCGCTCTTTGACACCCTAGAAGACGCAATGGTTGATATTGAGGAACTAAAGGACGAGTTGGCATCGATTGTTCACACTGCAACAAACGGTGGACGTGACCGCTGGGACGTTCCTTCAGCTAAACTGCCCGGATCCAAGGCAGGCAAGCAGAGGAAGGACCGTTACTCTGCACTTCTTATGGCCAATGCTGCCGCACGCACAATACAGCGCGCCGAACCCATTAAGGAATACCAGCCGGTAGGTGGATTTGCTAATGCTGTTCGTGGTGGCGGTGGCGATCTCTATGTTGCGCCAGAGTGGTTTCTTAAGGCGACTAGGGGAACTTATGGGACGGCCGTGTCACGCAACGGTGTAGAACAATCAGATCACAATGCAAACGGAATGCAATCCAAATGAGCGACGACAAGCCCCTATTCGTGACGGCCGACGACAAGGAAAATTCCTACAGAGACGGCCAGGCCATCTTCAGGAATGCTAAGGCTGGAAACACGTTCCGTGACGTTCTTCAGCCCAACATATCTGTGCGCGAAGGATTTGATCGTCGCGACTATGATTTTTTTCGCCCTGGAGAGGCCATTCCCACTCGGGATGTCGACATCATAGGCGCCTGCATGCAGGCTTATGATCGCATCGGGATTGTTAGAAATACGGTCGACATGATGAGCGAGTTTGCTTGTCAAGGAATTGATCTTGTCCATCCCAATCCTAGGATTGAAAAGTTCTATAAGGAGTGGTTCAACAAGATTAATGGTAAAGAGCGCACCGAACGAATCTTAAACATGCTGTTTCGTGCTGCCAACGTAATCATCAAACGCAGCACGGCACGTCTTTCCGATGATGACGCTGTCGCTCTTAGGCGTGGGCACGCCGCAGACATAAATCCAGACATGGCCCGTCCACCAAAACCCATGGAAATACCTTGGGAATACACGATCTACAACCCACTTTCTGTCGACGTCTATGGGGCCGAACTAGCGCCATTCCTAGGCGCTAAATACTTCCGCTATGGGATACGTATCTCCGAGATCGTGGCTAAGCGCCTCAAAAAGCCAACTATAGACATGGAACAGATGGTCACCAGTCGTGTTCCGCGAGAAGTTCTTGATCTCGCTCGCCAAGGTGGAAAGCTGATACCTTTGGATCCAAACAAGACCATAGCCCTCTATTACAAGCGGGACGATTGGCAAGTATGGGCACGTCCCATGACTTTCGCAATCCTTGAAGATCTGATGATGCTGCGCAAGATGAAGCTGGCTGACCTAGCCGCTCTTGATGGTGCTGTGTCTCATATCCGCCTGTGGAAGCTGGGCAGTCTTGATCATCGCATTTTGCCTACCGAAGCAGCTATTGCTCGACTGGCGGACATGCTGATGAACAATGTTGGTGGTGGATCCATCGACCTCATCTGGGGGCCGGAGCTAACACTTTCTGAAACATCGACAGACATCAGCAAATTTTTGGGCGAGGAGAAGTACCGACCTATCCTCAACAACATCTTTGCTGGTTTGGGCATACCGCCTGGATTGACTGGATTACCAGCCAATCAAGGTTTTGGCAACAACTTTGTTTCTCTGCAGACGCTGGTAGAAAGGCTTCAGTATGGTAGAGACATATTGTCTCGCTTCTGGGCCAACGAGGCCAGAATCGTCCAGCAAGCTATGGGCTTCCGCATACCTGCACAGATTGTGTTCGACCAGCAGACTCTGACTGACGAAGCGTCTCTGCAAAGACTTCTGATTGACTTGGCCGACCGCGGGCTTATTTCGGAAGAAGCACTTCAAGAGCGTTTTTCCCTCATTCCGGAAATCGAAAGAGTGCGTATCCGCCGCGAAAACCGCATGCGCAAGGATGGCAATATGCCGTTCCGCCCAGGACCATTCGTCAACGACACTGGCGAGGCAGTAAAAAGAATATTTGCACAGAATGGCCAGATGTCTCCTTCAGATTTTGGTATCGACGCAAATGCGTCAACTCCCGTACGTAATCCTACAGCGCCATTTTCTGAAGAAGCACCAAGAGGACAACCAGGGCAAGGGCGTCCAGATGGTTCTTTCGATACTCAGCCGCGCAAGCGACGAGAGATTAAGCCTGCGCAGGCAGAGTACGCCGAAGCATTTGTCTGGGCTGATTCTGCACATCGCAAGATATCCGAGATGACTCAGCCAGCCTATCTTAAGTCTATCGGGAAGCGAACGCTGCGCGAGGCTTCTAGCGAAGAAATCATAGAACTTGAGCAGTTTAGATTTGCGGTGTTGGCCCAGTTTGCTGTCGGCGACGAGATTACTAAAGAACGCATACGTCAAGTTGTGGCTTCCGAGATAAAGGTTCCGGCACCACTACAGTCGTTGTACCGAGAGACCATATCTCGTTTTGCCGCAAGGCAAGGCACTTCGCCTTCTGCCGAAGAGCGGCGACGGATTGAAGCATCTGTTTATGCAGTTTACTCAACCATCTGAGTTAAAATGTCCCATAGCCCGCCTCTTCCGGTGTAAAACTCGGAGGAGGCATATTTTTTATGAATATCGACGTGTTTAAAGCTGAGCGAGAAGCAGGTCTTGAAGACCTGATTCGTGCTAATGCGTCTGTCGCCCTCCTTGCAGATATAAATTTGGCTGAGCCTTTTGCGATCAAAGAATCCGCAAAAGTTCACATGTTGGCCAAGGCTGAGAATAGGGGCCAAATCGACCTTCACTATCTAAAGACAGTGATGGTTTCTAGTGGCTGGAATCGTAACGACGATGTTTTTGATGCTGCTGAAATGTGGGAAGCGCGTCATACTCCAGAAGATAAGCCTTTTAACCTGGAGCATAATCAGAACGACATTATTGGTCACATCACAGGCTGCGTGGCTGCCAACGAGAATTTCGAGCCAATTTCCGACTCTGCATCTTCTACCAGTCTTCCTGATCCTTTCCATATTATAACGACCGCTGTCCTTTATAAAATATGGGAAGATCCTGATCGTCAGGCACGGATGGATCGTCTGATTGCAGAAATCGCTCATGGCAGATGGTTTGTGTCGATGGAAGCGCTTTTCCACGGCTTCGACTACTCAATCAAGACCGCCAAGGGGCACCGGCTTGTCTCGCGCAACGAGAAGACGGCGTTTCTAACCAAACACCTCCGTGCGTACGGGGGTGATGGCATCTACGAGGATGCCCAGATCGGCCGCGTGCTGCGGAAGATCGTGTTTTCTGGGAAGGGCCTGGTGAAGAAGCCAGCCAACCCAGACAGTGTAATCCTCGAATCGGCGAACGCTTCGGGGTATGAACTTCCCAGAGAGGAGAGATTGATCATGAGTGATGATATTAAAGCTATTGATACTTCTGCCGCAGAGGATCGGACTGCCCGACTTGAGGCCGAACTAGCAGCAGCATCAGCAGAACTAAACGCCATGAAGACTGCTCAGCGCCACACCAACTTAGCGGCTGCAGCAGCTGCTGCATTGGGTGACGGTTCTGGGGCTGTCGCTCAAGCCATGGTTCACCTGAATGATGACCAGTTTGCAGTCGCTTTGGCTGCCGTTAATGATTATTTGGCAGCAAAGTTGGCGGCTTACAAAGAAGCCGAACAGCGCGCCCAAACCGCTCAAACCCTTAAGGCTGCTGTTGAAGAGATGAAAAGTGTTCTTCAGCAAATCAAAGAAGTAGTGAAGATGGAAGACAAAGAAGAGAAGGAAGAGGAGACTGAGGCTGCTGGTAAGTCGGTCAAGAAGATGGCCCTTCCGAAGAAGGCTCCACCTCCTGAAGCTGCGAATGTTACCGGTGGCATTCTCAAT